AGCCGCGGCAGCATCACGCCAGACCCGGAGCCCAGCCGCCCATCAGCGCGCCGACGAGCGCGCCAGCGCCCGCCAGCGCCACGGCCCGCGGACGACTCGCTGCGCCACCCGGCAGCACGAGCGCCGAGGCCGCGCCAATGGCGCCGCCAACGACAGCATCGGACGCATGTAGCGCGTGCAGGCTAATCGCAGCCAGCAGGAAGGCTGCAATCGTGCCGAAGCGCTCGAGCCTCTCCCACTTGACCAGATCGACCTCGTGCTTGTCCATGTCACAGCCCTCCCAGAACGCCGGCAATCACGCCGGCCATCACCGTGTATGTCGCCGCAGTCGGATGCGTACCGTCATACAAGACGGCAGCGCTATCAGCCGCCGCCTGATTCGGCGTGGCCGCAGTCGTGTAGTCGCACAAGAACACGTTTCCATATGTGCTGTTCCAGGCGCTCACGTATCCAGGCAGCGCCGCATTCCACAGGTCGATGGCCGTGCGCTCGTTGGCCTCGGTCGCGCTGGTCGCGCAGCGCAGAGTCGTGGTAACGACAATCGGTCCGGTGCGAGTCACACGCAGACCGGCAATCTCATTCGTCCAGTCGGTCTGCATCGCCGACACAGCCGCTGCGGGAGTCTGGTTCAGCTCGGCAGCACGGCATCGGCGGAAAATGTCATTCCGCCCGAAGCTCAGGATAGTGATCCCAGCCGGGCCGATTGACAGGTCTCGGTCCGTCGCGACCGTCGAGAGTCGCGTGGTGCCGGCTGCCGGCGTAGCGCCGAGTCCCATGCCCGAAACGCCGGTGTGATTGGTCGAGAAGTCCGGCGTCAGATTGGTAGTCGCTGGCGTGAACTGCCCGGACATCGTGGCGTGCCTGGACGCATTGACGAGCTGCAGCACCTCGCGCCGCCAGCCGTTGCCATCGACCGGCCCCGACGCCCTGCCGAGCGTGATGGAATCCCCCATCGGCTCAATGCTGCCTAGTCCGGCTGCGGCGCGGTTGTATGTCTTGAGCGTGGGCGAGCCCGTCGCCGTATACGTGCCACCGCCAGTCCTCGGCGGGATAGTCGAGCCGTTGAAATCGGATGCCACGAGGACGTTCGTCTCGCCGCCGGCAGGGCAGACGGTGCCGACTGGCGATGCCGACCACGCGGCAATCTGAGCGTCGGTGAGCGCAGCCGTCGTCGCGCGAATCTCGACCAGCGCGAAGTTGCCGTATCCCAACGTCGCCGACGACACGCGGCGATTGATCGCCAGAGCGTTCGTGCTGCCGAGCGACGTCGCGGCAGTCGTGCCCTGTCGGCCCACCTGGCGGCCATCGCGCCAATGCTGGATGCTCGAGCCGCTGACGAGACGCACGACGTCAGTACGCATCACGCCAAGTCGGCCCGCCTGCGTGACGTCGCATCCATTGCCGATGCCTGCTCCGGGTGAGCTGGCATAGGCCCCGTTGAAAGCCGTTTCCGGCGCATACGTGAATCCGGTATTCGCATACGTGATGAGGTTGAAGTTGGCCGCGAAGTCGCCCACCATCGCGATCGAGAGCGTGCTATTCGCCGGCCGAGTCAGCGGCACCCAGCGCACCATCACCGACAGAATCGTGCTGTTCCACGAGCCCGCCCCGCCGAGCACATACTGAGAGTCCGAGGCGAACTCTAGGCCGATGACCTTGGACGAGCCGACAGCCGTCCTGTCGCCCGTGACCCTAGAGAGCCCCCCCGAGATGCTGCGGCCCACGGCTCACGCTACCGGCAGATAGGCCAACTTCCCCGACGTCGCGCCCTTGCGAAGAACCTTGGCGAAGGTGCCAGTCCCCGTCGCGCCGCCAGACGTCGAGCCGCCTCGAGGGACATCGATGACATGCGGGATGTTCGCCGGCATCCAGATGCTGTTAGCCGTCGTCGGAGCGGTCAGGCTGGCCGTAGTGCCGAAGCGGATGAACGTATCCACATCGGATACCATCCAGTATCGAACCGCAGTCAGGTTGACTGCCGAAGCGGTCGAGGTCGCGGTGCCGCTCACGGTGAGCTGCCCAGCGGAACCCGTGGTGGCATTGACCCTCAGTGCGTAGTTCGTAGCCATCTCGCTCCGTGCCCCTTGGATTACCGGGGTTCGGCCAACGCTAGCACGAAGAACCGCCGAGCGCGACCCTCAGCAGTTCGCGGATCTCCTGGTATTCGGCAGACACGTACAGCGTAAACCGCTGATCCCGCAGTCGGACGATAGTGACTCCCACCTGTCCGTGAGCAGGACCGACCTCGACCACCTCCTCGGGGTCGATGGCGTGCGACTTCCCCGACGTCAACGGAAGCTCCACTAGATGCCCAATCTGACGCGCGCGAATCACCGGCGCACCAGAACGGCGATGTGATCGACAGCCACGTTCCACATGCCTCGGAGCATCCATGCCTGAGCCTCGGGAGCCCTCAGCGTGAACGCCTGATCGACGGTCGGATTCAGCGCCTCGAGGCCGAAGTCACACGCCACGCGGTAGTGATCCAGCCCGTTCGCCTTGCGCCACGCTGCGTCCAGATAGAGCATCGTCTCAGCCGGGATGAAGCGCCGGTGTGTCGGGTCTTGGAAGGCGCGCACGCTCTGTAGAGCAGGCCACACCACCGTCATTTTGCCTCCCGGCTTCAGCACGCGGTACGCCTCATCGAAGAACGCCAGCAGCAAATCCCGCCCATCACTCGTGCATCCCATTGGGATGTGCTCGATGTAGTGGGAGCACCGCAGCTCGTCCACGCTGGCCGTCTCAGCAGGCCACGGGAACTCCATCAGATCCACACGGCGCACGCTGGGCGTCTCCGGTGCCCACAAGTCCCATCCGGTCCAGCCATCGGCGGGACGCTGCCCGCTCCCGAGGTCGATACGCACGGGGTCGGTGTTCGTCACCACAGTCAACTCGCCATCCATCGTCAGCCTCCGATCACCACACAATGCCGGTATTGATATCCAGGTGGCCCACCTTGACCCGGCAGTCCACAGCGAACCGCTTGCCTGCGGCTCGAGCACGCTGGCAGAAGTACAAGTCCTGCGTCATGTGCCCGTGCACGCTGTCCTGCGTGGTGACGAACCACGGACCCTTGATGTCGCGGAACAAGTCCATGCGATACAGCGTGCAGCCCATCGCGATCCCGTTGCATTCCACGATGTGCCCACGCTCGACAGCAGCGCGGACGTCCCGAGGGCGAAAGCACATCGGCGCGAGCTGCGACGGATCCCCGTAGCACATCGGCATGCCGCCCTCGCCCTTAGTGAAATACAACGCTCCCACCGCGTCGAACGGCCCCGCTTCGATGGACTCGATCAGCCTGATGTGAGCGTCGGGCGGCGGCAGGTTGTCGTCCTCGATGGTCAGGACGTAGCGCCATTTCCCGAGGTCGGGATGCGCCAGGATGGTGTCAATCATCGCGTTGTATGCGTGCCCGACCTCGTGCCCCTCGCACGTGAGCACGGCCCGCTTCGCGTTCATCGGGCCTTGGACGTTGAAGATGGCTTGTGCGGCCCGCTGGTGCATCATCCCGCGCGACGGCAGGATGACTACCGTGGATACGTCCTTGTATGTCGTGCCCTTGAGATGGGCCATGTTATCGAAGTTGCGGCCCGCCGCGTAGGCGTTGGCCTGATCCATCGTCATCATCGTCATCATAGCCTCGTCAGTAATCGCACCGCATGGTCGGCATCCACGGGGATGCCCAGCGTCCCGCGGCAATACGCCTGGACGTTAGCCAGAATAGTCTCCTCGAGCACGGCTCCATCGGCATCGGGGTTCAGCCCGTGGATTTCCCACGATGTCACCTCGGGGCCGAGCGTGGAATGGATGTCCACGTAGGCGGTGATTCCGTCGTCGTCGATGCGTACCGAGCGCAACCACGCAACCGTCGTCGTCGTCATGTGACCCTCGTGGAAAGTCGCCAATAAGGGACCAAGTTGACGCCGGCTTGCGTGATCTGCGAGATGCTTATGGTGCCAGGGAGCGACGTCAGACCGGCCACCGAGTAGCTGCCGAGCCCGAGGTACAGATTGCCTCCGAGTCCTTGATACAAATCGGTGCCCGTCGAGTACGCCGACGAAAACGAGCCCATTGGCGCAAGGCCGGTCAGCGTGTGCGCCGAGCCATACAGGCTGAGACGAATCCCGCTGTTGAAGCTTGAACTGATGTTGATGTGATGCAGGCCGAACCAATACTGGCCGGCTGTCAGCGTCGAGCCAAGATCTAGATTCAGCAACTTTAGGCCGGTGTATCCGCTGCTGATATTGAGGCCCGCGCTGTTTGTCAGTCCATAGCTATACGACGGACCGTAGTTCGTGGTCGTCACCTGAGAGATACTGATTGAGCTGTTGTTGTAGGTGACTGCGTAGCTCAGCGAGTCAGACCCAAATAGGTTTAGCTGCGTAGACGACGCGCCGGTTGGCCGTGTGTATAGCCCCCATCGAAGCGTCCCCGACTGGCGGAAGCTCGATGCGCCGCCCGTGGTCATGCTCATTGACACGACGATGCCCATCACCTCGGCGGCAACGGGCGCTTCTAGCTGCATCGGGAACAGCATCATGGCCGCCGAGGTGTTGCTCGACAGCGAGATGGCAGCGGTGCCCGTGTTGGCGACGAATGGAGCAGGCTCAAAGGTGGACAGCGTCCAACCGCCGCCTCCACCGCCCGATGCGGACGCGGTGATAGTCGCGCCATTGAGGCCGAATGACACGCCATTGGCGTTGCTGAAAACCACCGCGCTTGCGTTGGTCGAGGTCGTGCCCGCGCTGACGTTGATGGCGCTGATGAGCCCCGCCGTGCTGGGCACCGTGTACGACGCCGTGATGCGCGTCGATGCCGACATGCCGAACGAGATCCCGTTGGAGTCGATGAACGCCACGCTCCCGCTCGTGGCCGTCTGCGTGCCCGCAGCCAGCGCCCCGAGGTTGCCCGTAGCCGTCGCGCCCGCAGCCACGGAAGCGGTCACGACAGAGCCAGTCCCAAGGCCAAAGCTCACACCGTTGCTGTTGGACAGCACCAGATTCGTCAGGCTGCTCGAGGCGGTGCCAGCCGAGAGATTGACCGCGCTGATAAGCCCCCCTGTGCTGGGGACTGTGTAGCTGGCCGTGACGGTCGAGCCGCTGACGCCGAAGCTCAGGCCGTTGGAGTTGGCCAGCGACAAGCTCGGGCCGAGCGCGTGAGTCGTGCCCGCCGAGACCGAGCGGAATCCGTCGTGCGAACCGGTGATCTGCGAGCTGCCAGACAGGCCGAAGGAAAGGCCGTTGCTGGCGCTAAAGACCACCGTGCCGCTCGTCGCGGTCTGTGTGCTCGCTCCAATGCCGCCGATTCCAGCGGACGGCCCTGCGGCCACGCTGGCGGTCACGGTGGACCCAGCCATCCCGAACGAGACGCCGTTCGAGTTGCTGAATACGACCGTGCCGCTCGAGGCGCTGCTGCCGCTGGCGCTGATGGCTACGCCACCGCCGCCGCCGCCCGAGCCGTACTGCACCCAGGTCGTGCCGTTGTAGCCTTGCAGTAGGCCGTTGCTGGTGTGGATGCGATGCGCGCCGACGTTGGCCGTCGTGGGCAACGCGGTCACGAAGTTGATGACGACTGAGCCGGTGCCTGCCATTACGCCACCGAATCCACCCAGATAGACACGCTCGCAACCTCGACCGTGCGCGTGCCATCGCCAGCAATCTCAATCGACAACTCATCATCGCGGAAGCCGTCGACCGTGGCGAAGTTGTCGCAAGCGACGTTGATAGACCTCGAGGTGATCCACGCAAACGTGGTCCCGGTAATCGTGGCGGTATCGGTGACGGCCGAAGTCGTCGTCACTATCCGGACGCTGCCGCCTGTACCGCCCGACGTCGCCATGCGCGCATAGCAGCTCCAGTAGACCGCCTGTGTCGTGGCGCCTGCGTTTAGCTTCGGCACCTGGATTTTATACGGCAGATTGGTCAGCTTGAGGAAGCCCGTACTTGTGCGTGTGAATGCCTCGCTGGTGTCGAGCGCGAGGTGCAGAATGCCCACCCGCCGCGCGTCCATATTGGCGAACGCATCGTACACGCCGCGAAGGCTCGTCTGCGCAACGTCGATCATCGGCGCACGCGGAACCACAGTCTCGACCCGGATGCCGTAGTCAGTCGCGTCGTCGTTCAACGCAGAACGGTCCTGCTCATAGCACTGGACACCAAGCACATTGGTCGTGCCTCCGATTGAGGCAATGTCGATGCTGATCTCCTGCTCGGTCGAGGACTTGGCCGCCAGATCCTCAATGTACGTGAACGGCTGCCAGAACAGCCCAGGGTGCCGAAGGTCAACCGTGACCGCCGTGCCCGTCGAGGCCGGCGCGCGAATGGTGACCGACGTATCGACCGACAGCGTGTTGGGCTGCAACATCAGCCCCCACATGCGACGAATGGCCTTGCCTCGAGGTCGCACGCGGAAGCGCAAGGTCTTTGTCACGCCAGCCGCAATCTGAAAGCTGGTATTCATCCAAGGCACGAGGCACGCGCCCTTGCCCGCAATCCACTGGATGCCATCGGCCAGCTCGCGCCACGTGCCAGCCGCGCGCACCGGAGCACCTGGATTGACCAGCGTATAGCTCGGCTTGGTTCTCAGCAGGTTACGCGGGATGTACGTCACGGCTCACCATACCATTCGGTAGCCTGGAAGTAATGCAGCCGCGCGCCATACAGGCCGTTGTTCGTTTTGGCGAACACGAATAGCTGCGCGAGGCATTGAGGCACACCAGACGACGAGCCGCCGATGTCCAGCGGAGTGCCGGTCACCGTCAAGAACGGAGCCGCCTCGTCGCGCGTGAGCGCAATCAGCCGGTCCCAATTGATAGTGCCCTTTGACTTGCCGTTCAGAAACGCAGGCGTGGTGCCGCTGGTGGCCGAATCGGTATGCCACACAGAGTCCGTGGGAATGGTCCCAGCCACGGCCTGCTCAAGCGTGCTGCGCGGGTCCGTAGGAGCGCCGAACAGAGACAGCACCACGCCAAACCGGCAGGCTGCCGCGGCGTTCTCTGCGGCGCCTCCGACCACCACGCGGATGCGATACGAGCTGCCATCCTCCCGCATCGCAATCGGGAATGGCGCCGTCGTCATGACGTTCTTCCAGTCGGTCGAGTAGGTCTCGTAGTACGGAGACTTGGCAGGCCCCACGGCGCGCGAGCTGAAACACGCCCGCACCTGTCCGTGGATGTCAGCATAGTGGTTGGTGTTGTTCACCAGCACCCAGCGCGTTGCCTTGTCGCCGACCGGTCTATACGCCGCGTTGTACAGCGTCGAAGGCGTATGCCTGACGCGGTACTCGAGCTCGCTGGATCCGCTCATGAGAACACCTTGGTTGTCGTGCTGCCTGAGCCGGTATTGATGTTGCCGGTAGAGTCCGCCACGTATGCGTGGAACTCTTGCGCCGGGTCGATGCCATCGGAGGCCGAATACCAGCCGAGCACCCAAGTCCCGCTCGTGAGTGCAGCGGCCGAGGTGCCAAAAATCACCCGCACCACGGAACCGGTCACGCTCACCACGCCGCCGAGCACCATCGAGGTCGTGCCATCGAACTCCCACACGCGCACGCCGTAGTTGGCCGCGAAGTAGTCGCTGGCAGTCAATGTGCCCATGTCGAGCGTCAGATCCCACGTGTTGCCGCTGACGTTGACCTCGCTGAGAATCTGAAACTCAGGCACGTACCCAGCCAGCGAGTCTGCAATCGCAATCCCATGCAGCTTCACTTGTGGGTCATTCGGAGACTTCTCAAAGCCGGTGACCAGCATCGGCATGTTGGAGACACCAAGCGTCCCGGTTGCAACATCGGGCACCCTCGAGCTGCTGACGTACACGATGTCGCCGTGAGCTCGTGCGGCAAACCGCAGATCGGTGGGCACGACCACGTGGGCATACGGATAGGCGAACAGAGCGAACTGCCGCCGCGCCACCTCGACCACCTCGGAATACGACTCGGGAGGGGTGATGTATGACTTGGGCTCGATCTTGACAGACAGCGGGCGAGGCGACTGGCCGAACGCCGCAACGTCGCGCACCGTCACGGGACGCTCGGCGTAGTCGTCATCCTGAGACCGATACCCGCGGAGCAGCGTCACCTGATTGGCCGTGCCGCGTCCCATCGGCTGCCATGAAATGTCGCCGGTGGGCGAGCTGATGACGAAGCCAGTAGTGGTCAGCGTGCCTGTCACAATGAGTCCGGCGTTTGGCGGCTGCACCAAGTAGAACCGGATCTTGCCAGTCGGAGTCAGGCCGAGCCCGTATCCAGCCAACAGACACTCGGGCTTGATGATGTCCATCAGGTCTGACGAGCCGAAGGACGTGTACCTGCGGCCATTGACGACCCGATCCGCAACGGCCGGGAACACCGCAGGCAACGTCTGCTCAAAGTCGTCAGAACGCAGCGGAGGAACGGCGCCGAGATTCAGCCCGTTGGGCACAGCATCGACAATGCCCTTCAAGAACGTCCCAAGGCTGCCACTGCCATAGTCGCGACCAAACCGAATCTCTGGCAACAGCGCTGGCGTCCAGCCGTACATGGACTCCGCGGCGCTCGTGCCAGTGCCTCGCGAAAAGTCGATATACCGAGAGCCCGAGCTGTACGTCAGAACGCTATGGAAGGACTCGGTGCCTGAGAACGAGCCGAACTCTTTCCATTCGATCATGGCTCCGGTCAGCCCGGTTAGGTCGAGCCCGCCTCCGAAGTAGATGCGAGTCTGCGGGTTGGTGCCGCCAGCAATGCCCGGAAGCGGACGCCGGTTGTAGCCGAACACACCTCGAGGCACGCCGCCAGCGCCCGGCGTCGATGTCGTCTGCGGCAGCCAGAAATACGTGGTGCCGTTGACGTAACCGCCCTCAATGGGCAGCGCGAACGGGTCGTCCGCATCATCTACTGGCCATCGATTGAACTCTGGTTCAATGGAGTTGGCGCCGTCGCGGAACAGCGATCCAATGCTGATGTTGACGTTGGCGCACCCCACGCTGGCCAGCATCTCGAGGTGCCACGACGAGTCGCCGTCGGCCACCGCCGTCATGCGGCATCGGTTGTTCGCATCGAAAGACGACGCCGCAATAGCCGCGTTGATGTCGTCAACGAAGTCCTGATTGGTCTCCCAGAATCCAGATAGGTTGATGCGCAGCGATCCGCTAATCGCATCCGAGGTCAGGTACAGACTAAAATACGCGTTGTCGGGGTAGTAGATACCTCGAGGCCGGGCCGAGTTGGCAATGTCCGCGTTGACGCTGCGCTCGAGCAGCACCGTGAGCGGCTCGATAGCCAGCGTCCACGTAGCACCATCGTACACCGGGTCTTTGGTGACGATGCCTCGCCAGTAGATTGTTCCGTCGCCTTGCGGGTCGTCGGTCGCTTCGTAGCGGTACAGCCATGCACGGCAGCCCGCCATTGTCGGCGGACGGTTGGTGATCTCTGGGTAGCGCGTGTATCCGCCCGTCGAGACGTAGTGCTTCTGCAACTGCGAATCGAGCCGCGCACGGTTGGCGCCGCCGCATCCGGTGAATCGGTTGGGCGCAGTCGTGCGGCCGGTGTAGTTGATTGCCTCGCTGTTGACCCACAGCGTGCCGGTCGTCGGCCATCCATCGGCAATCGGATTCGCTCGACACAGGATGGTCGCGGCCGCTGTGGTCATGTCAGAGGTCAGCCACGTCTTGAGCGTCGGCCGCTGTCCGAACGACGCGGTGGCTCGACCCAGGATGTCAGCGATGCGGCACGCAAACGACGAGACCTCGGCCTCAGCCGTCAGCGGGTTGGAGATGTGCTTGATCTTGGCGCCGCGGACGCTCAGGCCCATGTACCGCTTGGGCGTGACGGCAGCGTTCTCCATCGACTGATGCGTGACCCACGACTCGGGCCATCGCTCAATGACGAGCCTATAGGAGACCTCGCCGCTTCCTGTGACGGTGCTGGTCATCAGTTGTACCGGCCCAGCCAGCGCGCCTCAAAAGGCACGACCCACTGATCGTCATAGTCCGCGGTGACACGCTGCGGGCGGAAGCTAGCGCCCTTGGCCGTCAGCCGATACACCGCGCCGTTGGGCTCGCCCTCGAGCGTGTCGTTGACGTAGAACGGATGCGTCCCGCGCGTGTGGCGAAACCACTGCTGCCACGACCACGGGATGCTCGAGGAGCTGGCCGCGACATATGCCGCCCATTCGTACACCGCCGAGCGCGGCTCCATGGTCTGCTGCCATGTCATCAGGAACTCGCCGCTCTTGCGCGTGATAACGAATGCTTCGCCGCCATCGGACACGGTTTCTTCGGCTATCTCGTCGGGCTCGACTTGGCCCATGACGTTCGACCGACCCAGAATTTCCGACCGACACACATAGGCCGGCACGACATCTGAGGTGTACGTGTTGGCTCCGGATTTGTTGCCAGTGAATCCCAGGGCGGCGCGCAACCGCAAGTCCGATGCGCTGCTGAATGACAACGTGAACGTCGTGGCGCGGCTGATGGTGTAGAGGCCCGTGGTCGTGTTGAACGTGACGGTGAACGTCGTGGCCGTCGCCGCGTCGAATGCGGTCTTTACCGCCGTGGTGAAGTTGGTGTACGCCGCGCCAGCGTAGGCTACGCCCGGAGTCGGATACACAAGCGAGGTCTGCATGGATGGCATGTAGTAGCCGGATGCGATGGTCGCAGCCGAGCCCGCTACGGTCGCCGTCATCGACGCGCTTGAGGTGACCTGAAAGCCCGCGCAATAGAGCAGACCGGCCGGCATCAGATACTCCCTGCCGCGCTGACGGCGGCTTGCAGCTCGCGGCCAAGATCGGCCTGCGTGCCCGCCGTGATGACCGGCGAGTTCCAGTTGATGATCACGTCGCCTCCCTGGGCTGCCTCGGTGCCGCCGCCAGCCTCGGGACGGGCGGGCGCGCTGGGTGCGGAGCCGATGGCCGCAGCTCCCACGCCGGTCGCCACAGCGACCGCAGTGAAGGCCACGCCGGCAGCGATGTGCTGAGCGCCGCCGGAGTAGTCGTACCGCGCGAACGATGCAATCGCATCGGCAAACTCGGTGGCCGCTTTCATGGCGGCATACTGAGCGATCATCTCAAGGAAGGACTTGGCCATTCCCTCAAACGCTTGCTCTGCGGTTTGCTCGCCAGTGGCAATCGCCGCCACCGATTTACCTAGCATCATGGTGGTTTGAGCCATCATGCCGCCAAGGTCATTCATCATCGACTGGCGATGCTCAATGGCACGCTCGTCGGCTGCGATGCGTTCCTGTTCTTGCTCCTCGCCGAGCCTAGCCATTTCTTCGTACTGGCGCTTCGCGATATCGATCTCGAGCTGCGCGGCCTCCTCGGCTTTGCTGGCGAGAAGCTCGTCACGAGCTTCGCGCATTTCAATCAGACGGTTGTTGGTATCCTCGGTAATCTCAAGCTCGGCCTCTGCAAAAAACCGCATCGAATCCAGTCGCGTTGGCGCCTCTGGCTCTGCCGCCGCGACGGGTGCGGTTGCGCGACGGCCACCGCCTCCGCGACGTCGCGTTGGTTCTGGCGCTCCACCAAGTCCGCCAGCGCGTTCGCTCAGCTCGCCAGTGATGGTTGTCGCTTCTGCACCAAGCGAACGAAACTCTTCCGCGATTTCCCTGATCCTAGTGAGGATGGGTCGCGCGATTGCCTCTGGCACCTCACGGCCGGCGCCTTCGTACATTTCTCGAGTGCGCCGTCCGCGCTCACGCAACTCCTCAAACTCGGTTCTCAGCTCCTCGCGTCGGATGGTTCTCATCTCCCGTTCGCGAGTCAAATCCTCCTCGCTAATACCAGCGAATGCTCCGGTGCGGATAGCCTCTGCACGAGCAGCCTCGTTGCGCTCTGCGATGCGCTGATCGGCTAGCTCGCGCATCATATCGCGGGCTCGTCGCGCAGATTCCGCGGCATCGTCATTGGCCCGAGCCAACGACAGGATCGAAGTGGTCAGCCCAACGATTCCGCCCACGATGGCGCCGCCGGGGCCAAACATCGCGCCCATGGCGGCAAACTGCGCCGTGGTTCCTGCGGCGCTGGCAATCAAGCTGCCAGTGCGGTCCTCGCTCCCAAGCGCACTGGCCAACGATTGCACCGCACCCGCAACGCCTTGAATGCGCTGCGCGGTGTTCTGGAATCCGCGCGAGAACGACTCGACCGTGACGCCCGCTCGGTCCGCAGTCTGGCCGACGTTGGAGATACCTTGGCTGACGCGGCCCAGCTCGCGCGTCGCCTCGGATGCGCCGTCAAACGTGACCTCGATCTGAATCGGCTGCTCAGCCATGGCGCCCTCGTTGCGCGTTCATCGTGGCCTGCTTGCGCTGGCGCTCGCGCTCGCGCTCCTCATCACGGATGCGCTGCTCGTCGGCCGATGTCGCCATCTTCGCCCGCGTGTACACACCCAGCGCCACCATGAGCTTGTGGTCGGGGTCGGGACCGACCACCGGGCCGAGCGCGTGGGCATCGCCCGTCGCCCACGATACGGCCAGCACGTCGCGCACCACGGGCTCGTAGAAGGCCCGCCACGGGCACGTAGGAGGCCGATGGCCGGTCACCCGCTCCACCGCGACGAGGACGCCTCGAGCTACGTCCTGAGCCCGCCCGTGGTCGAGCTGGTCAGGGCGCTCGATGTCATCGCAGTCGCAGCCGTACACCTCGCGCCAGCCCCTCAGCCGCTCGTAGCTGGTGCCGGGTCTACTGCGCTCTTGCTCGGGACTGAGCTTGCATCCTGCCCGCGCATCTGCTCCGCAAGGTGGTACGCGAGGGCCCCGACTGCGGACCGCGAGGTATCCGGCAGCGGCCAAGCTGCCGGCCTCCCTTTTCCCAGGATGGATCTCCCGTAGATAGCCGCTCCCACCTCCTGCACCTCACCGTAATCGAACGTCGAGTCGATCACGCTGGGCGCAACGGGCCGCTCGGGATCTGGCCTGTGCCACTCCCGGCGACTGCCGTTTTCCGAGTAGAGATCCTCGCAGCGGAGGATTCCGCGTGCGAACGCAGCAGTCAGCCTGTCGGCCTCGGTCGAGTAGCTGTTGACAGCCTGCATCTCCGAAACCTTGAGTCGGCGGCAGTGGAACACGGTGGGCCGCTCGCCCTCGCGGTACTTGGCGTGTGCAACATCGCCAGTCTCGCGGAACTTGCGGACCGCATCCGGTCCCATCGCCTCGGGGTCAAGTGCCGAATCGAACCGGCACACTACGCGGAATCCGGTGTCCATCAATCATCATCCTTTCAGCCCAAGTGAATGCGGAACGGCGACTTGCCGATCTCGCTCGTGTCCGCGCCGACATCCGTGTCGCGCCGACCCTTCCACATGATCGTCTGCGCCGCGAGTCCGCCCGCGTCAGCCGCGCGCTGCGGATTCAGCACCTGCAACGTGGGCGCAGACAGCACGACCGCCGAGCCCGCAGCAACGCCCATTGCATACGTGCACGCGTAGTCGGTCAGGTTGTTCCGAGCCGCAAACCAAGTCGTGTCCTGGTAGGGCAGAGTGAACTGCCCCTGCACCGGAGAGTCCATGTTGCGCGAGGCGACCCACTGCTTGACGGTGTTGATGCCGCTCGGGCTCGTGTAGGGCACGTAGGCAATGTGCGGCTCCCACGCCATCGCAGACACGTGGATTGACTGCGTGGTCGAGAACGTCGCCGCGCCCACAGTCCACACCTCAAAGTTGCCAGCCTCGCCGACAATGGGGTTGTAGTTGCTGTAGGTCGCCGTGCCGATGGATCCGGTAAACGGCGTGCCGACTTCGTTGCTCGCGTACCACCGCGCCGAGGTCATGTTGAACGTGATCCGAGGCAGCGCCGCAGCCGTGGGATCAACCGCGATGGTGATGCCGCCGACAGCCTGCGAGCCAGTCAGTAGCCAGCGGTCGTCAGACTCAAGGCCATACACCGCGAACGCCATCGACGCGGTGGGATTCTCGGTCATGAAGTAGGTAGCCGCGTTGAATAGCGCGTTGCCGTTCGCAGGCGCTCCGCTGAATCCGCGCTTCAAGGTGATGGCGTCCGTGGAGCGCGACTCGACCTCACGCCACTCGACCACACCCGCCGAGTTGGCCCAGCCCATGAGCTGACCCGGCGATGCCCAGCGCGTGCCCGTTCCAGCCGACACGTTGACCACAGAGGCCGTGGAGCCCGCCGCAGCCGTCGAGCCCGTGCCCAAGGTCTCGCCGCCCATGACGTTCTTGAGCAGCAGGCCAAGCCCGCCCTGGACCGCAGCGACCGCGCTGGCCGCAGCCGTGCCCGTAGGCGCGAGATTGAGCTGGAACGACAGCGTGGCCGACCGCTTGCCCAGCACGCGCTCACGGCCCTCGAGGCGCGATTGCACGAGCTGCCCAGGATCAAGCTCGTCGCGCGTGAGCGTGACCGTCGCCGAGCCCTCGACGATGGGCAAGTCAACGAACGATGCAATCGAAGATGACGAGTCCGCACCGAACGTAACTTCGGTGAGCACTCGGATGCGCTGGACTGAGTGGACTTCGATGCTCATGGCTTAGCTCGTTGCTGGTGTCGACCGAGCGACACAGGTGAAGCGGTGATCCGTTTCGATGATGGATGCCCCATCATCCAGCGGCCCGCGGACATCGATGCTGCTGTCCACATAGGATAGCAGACCAGACACGATGCCGGTCGCAGTTCCGGCCGTTGTCGTGCTGAGATTGCCTGGGAAGCCGAGCGCCTGCGCGAGTACGTCGGCGTCCTGGAATGACAGGGCCTTGGCAGTGTCCCGCAGCGAGTCCGTGATCTGCGCCGTGCGGTCAATAAGCCGCTGCACACGCACGCGCACCTCGAGCTCGTACAGCGCGAGATTGCCGACCACAGGCGGGCTCGACGGCGACCGCTTGACCGATGTAACGCGCGCCTCGACGCGGGCGCCAGTGACCACACCACGGGCGCTGCCCATGTCGTCCTCGCCCTCGGGGAAGTCACCGAGGTACGTGCCCGCCGTGATGGTGCGCAGCGAGCCGGCCGCTTGCTCGAGCACCTGCCGGATGCGCGTCTGAATCGGTCCTGCGGCGAGGTGGGCCATCAGGTAGTCCGTCCGCTGCGGATGTACTCACGGACCATCTCGCGCACCTCGCGCCAATGCTGTCCAGCAGGCCCGGTGGTCATCAATGCGAACTGCGGCGTGACCGGCAAGAACGGCCGAGCTGGCACCGAGTAGCGCCACGGCGAGCCTTCTTCGCGTCGCGGATTGTACCGCGTGCGTTTGTATTGGCCGGTGCGCTCAAAGCCCATCTGATGCGGACGCGCGTAGATGACGTTCGTGCCAAACGAAAGCACGACTCCGCGCGCCGTGGCTGTCACGGAGTTGCGCAGAATGGATGTGTCAATCAGCGGCTTGCTGCTGCCTTGACGCCGCTTGGCAATCGTGCGCGGAGACAGCGCCTGCCAGCGCGTTCCATCGGGCGAATGGCTGCCATCGAACGCGTCATCGATGAGCGTCTTTGTGTCCGCGGCCGCTACGTTCAGCACCGGCGTCAGGTCGCGCGCACGCGCGATGGCCGCGTCAATCTCGCGTTTCGTCTGCTGCGCTCCGTTGACCCGGAAGGTCATCAGAACCCCTGCAACTTGCCAGGGCCGAAGTAGCTCGGGCGCGCGTTGGTGCCAGTCGTCGGACTGCTGATGTTGCCTCCGTACCCGGCCAGCGTGTCAGGCGTCATGCCGGGAATCGGCAGTTTCTTGTTGTAGAGTGCATCCAGCCGGAACAGCGCCTCGCTGATGGTGCCGCTCGGATCGAACGGGAGCCTGATGCCCTTTCGGAACTGGAAGGCATCGCGGACCATGATGCCGGCCACGAGCTGCGCCAGAAACGCGCCCTGGGGAGTCAGGTGATCGACCGTATCCGGCGGCGTGTAGCCGGCATACTGCATGGCCGAAATCACCGTCCCCTGGGCGGCGTTCTGGTAGTGCGTGAACGTGTTGCCAGATAGACCGAGCGCCGTGCGGGCCGCGGTGCCGATCATCAGATTGATGAAGTTCGCATCGACCCACGCGGCCACGGTTCACCTCGCTTGATTCGCTCGCGCTCCACTCGACTGCTGAGAAGCCGCCATGGCCTTGCCGAGAGTCTCGGCCAGCTTGGTCACTAGCCCCTCGAGGCGCGTGGCGTCGCGATTGGTCTCGGTCTCAGGCGCCTTGAGCTGTTCCACCTTGGTCAGCCGCGCAATCGGCGGCATGCCGCCAGGAAAGTTGCGCGAGAACTCGAGGCTCGGGGTGGTCTCGCCGAACATTTTGATCGCCTGCTCCTTGCGGAGCCGGTAGGCCTCGGAGCCATCGTCCTTGCCCACCGAGGAGATCACGAATCGGTCGAGGGCGCGGTTGAAGGTTTTGATGGCCTCCGACCACGCGCGCTTGTGCTCGTCGGTCGCGACACGCGCTTCAATGTCGGAAAGCTCGGTCTCATAGACCACCAGGCGATGCGTGCCCTGGCGGACATGCTGGCCACCGATGACGATGCCATTCGTCGGCGTAACCTCGACCTCGATCAACACCCGCGCTTCGTCGCGAGTGGGAACGGAATGCTTGTACGTCTTACCGTCCGACTTGGCCGTGATCGGGTTGTCGGGCAGGCGCGCATACAGAGAACCAAAGTTGCTGGACGACATTATCAACTCCATGCCTCGCAAGGGGTCATGCCGGCCGGTGGGGAGGCATCCACCGGCCGGCATCACTCACCGTGATTTACTCAGGCGACGCGGCCGTAGATGCAGTGCGGCGCGTACCCGGTAAGCGCGGCGCACGCGCTCACGTAGTACTGGTAGTTGGCGCGCTGGATCATGGCCTCGGAATGCGGGTCATCGACCACCACGCCCGAGGGCGCGATGAGCTGACCAACCGCGAGCGGGCGGACGTTCGGCTTCGACAGGTCGCAGAGCATCCAGTCGTTGTCGTTGGTGCCGTTCGCGAAGCGGTCGACGACGATCACCTGAAGGCGACCACCGACCCAGTTACGGAGCGCGATGGCCGCGACGACCGAGGCAGCCGCATCGGGCGCACCGGCGTTGCTGACGGGCATCATGCGGTCACCGCCCACGAGGTCGAGCGCCTCGCGCTCATTCGCCGGGCCGACCACGAGATGCGTCGGGAAGAAGCCCGCGGGCTCGCCGTTCTCGAAGCGGAGGCCACGCATCGCGACGATGCCAGCCTCGAGCTCGGTCTGCGACAGCGCGTTGGTGGTGCGGTTATCCCACGTGCCGCCAGCCGCGCCGAACGGGTGCGAGTCGTTGAGCAGCGACACGCCGTCGATGCCGATGGGGTTGCTGAGCAGCAGGTCGATCACCGGCTTCTCAAAGAAGTCGGCAGTCGAAGCGAGGTAGTCCGCGAGACGGCCGCGGACCATGCCGGACTTGTCGCCTTCGACCACCGAGCGCGGAAGCTCGAGGCCGTCCGCGGTGTACTCGACAGCCGGCGTGGGCTTGGAGTACGCGCGAAGCGAGGAGAACGGGCGCGAGCCGAGCATCTTCGACACAGCCGGGCTCGGGCCGATGGCGTCGAGCTCGAGGCTGCTGCCGCTGATCGGCATGACCTTGCAGAGCGCGGACCACGGGCCGTTGACGCGGCGGTTGAAGATGTCGTTCGCCATCGTCGTGAACTCGGTGTTCACGTTGATGGAGTTGAGCTGTCCAGTCAGAGCGGGCATTGGTGTTGGTCCCTTCTAGGTGGTAGTGGAATCAGACCGCGTTGGTATCGCCGTACACGCGGAGGGCGAGCCACCCGAAGGTCTTGGCCGAGTTGATTTCGGTGAGAGAGCCGATGTTGACGCGGACTGCCGCGGTGCCGGCAGCCGTGGTGTCCGTGACCGCCTCATCGTCGGCGATGAACACGTTGCGGCCGAGGTTGACGAACGTGCGCGCCGCGGTGCGGATCGCGACAAACACCTCGTGTCCCCACGCGATGCGCGCGCGGACGGTGCCCGCCGCGTTGCCAGTGGCCGCGCTGATGAGCGCGCCGCTCTCGTTGTAGATTTCCTCGACCACGCCAGCCGGACGAAGGTTCGTCGCAGCCGCCGCAGCCTGGACACGGCCAATGGTCGTGAAGGCCGCGAGCGAGCCGATGTAGAGCGTGCTCGAGGTGCGGATCGAGAAGGTCTCAGTCCGCTTGTTGTTGAGCCCTCGCGAGGGCCGGGTGAAGTCTGCCGAAAGAGCCATGTGCTATCTCCTCAGCCGCTGATCGGCTGCTCACGACGAAGGTGGTTGATGACGGCGCGCTCGATTGCAGCCTCGCGCTCCGGACCGCTGTGGGGAAGCAGCCGCGCATACGGGCTGCTCGGATCGCTGTACTGCCGATGCAGCACGGCAAAGCGAGGATGCGACTTGTCGGGGTCTCCGGCGCCGCCGTTGGGCGCAGTGGCGGGCGCCTCAACCGGAGCCTCGCGGCCCATCGGCACTGCACTCGGGAGCTTCGCCGCAAGCGCGCGGAACTCAGTGGGCGCCTTGCGCGCCAGACTCACCCAGGTCTCGCGGCTGCCAGGCAGGATGCGCCCAGCGGCCACGTGCGCCTCGACCTCGGCCACGAGCGCAGCGTCCGCACGCTTGGCCTCGTCGGCACGATACCGGGCCACCTCGGCCGACAGAGCGGTGATCGTAGCGTCCTGCGCTTCGAGCTTGGCCGACAGCACCGTGGCCGGCAGAGCGCCGCCATTGGCCCCGAGGAATGCCGCCTTGATCGACTCCGCGTTAGCGTCGAGCGAGCCGATGATGCTGGCCGTATCCAGGCCAGTCATCTCAGCGAGCTTGGTCAGCAGCATCGCCGCGGCGTCCTGCGTGGCCGCAGCGGCCG